TTATTTGAATGTTCCCCAATAATCTACACGCTTTCCGTTTGCACTCTCACCAGTTGCCATATAACCATATGTTCCGTTTGCTCGTGGTTGTCTGATCCAAACATGACCGTCTAACTCAATACCGTAGCCATCATATGAAACTTGTTGACCTTTTGAAAGAGTCGCGATCAACGGCGCATTACTGAATGGAGCCGTACGCAAATTGATAGTTGTATTCAATGTAAATGTTCCACTCTCTTTAGTAAACCAACTAGAATCATATTGTCCAGATGGTAGTTGTGGTTCGGGTTGTGGAATTGGAGTTGGTGGCACGTAATCGCCAGAAACTAATTGTTGTTTAAACCATCCTACACGGCCCTCGGCTAGCATACGATGTGGACAATATTTTCCGTTTCGTTCTTGGTGTGTTTTAACGCGTTCGATCGGAATGTTAAATTGATCCATTAACTGTCTAATAACAATGATTGCATTTCGTACAGCTTGTTCATAACGCGGGCCACCAGATTTAGAATAACAGATTTCAACTCCGATAGAATGACGGTTACCGCGTCCGCTTCCTCCGTCTCCAGCGTGCCAGGCATTGCGATTGAATGGAATTAATTGAATCGCTTCTTTATCATCTACAGCGACGTGAAAACTTGTTCCTTGTGAGTTATTAGCTACGTTATTACGTTCGTTTATGGCTGGCGCATCATTATAAGTATTATGGAAAGTAATTTCCGTTGGTGTCATAGGATTAGGACACAATAATTCATATTTATATTCTGGTACTAACATTTGTTTGATTTGCATGTAATCAACCTCTCTCATATTGTTTAATAGAATTGGATTTTAGTGCATTGATATTGAATCAATGCACCTCGTCCTCTTCTCTTTCTTTCGTTTTAATTTGTAATATATGTTTAATCTCGCCAATATCTCGAATTGATTCGGCTTGTTGTTTCATAATATCTTGATTATCTCTAATGACTGTTACATATTCTTTTTCTCGTTCAACACCTCTTTCGATAGTGTTTTCTAGCTTTTCCTCCCTTATCTCGTTACGCTTTAAGACATAGCGGAAAAGCCAGGCAAACCCACCGATACACAAGCCGACAACACCACCGCTTGCAAGTTGCTCCATGATGAAATTTTCCATTTTAGTTTCTCATTCCTTTCCTAGTAATTCTAACACTTGTTCCAACTTAGTTTCTAGATTGGAAATTCTATCGTTTTGAGTTTCTATAACTCTTTCAGCCACCACTAAACGGCGGTTAATGTTTTGAGTTGCGTCAATGTGTATCGCTGAAATGGCGTACATATCCATTGCGTCACCTTTAGGGACTTGGAATACTGGGTCTGTCTTCTCAACAATGAAACCGTAACTAATATTTATGTCAGCGTAAGTCGGTACTGGCGATCCTGGCTCTCTGTTAGCTCTCATTTCATATAATCTTTCAATTTCTGTTTTCATATAGAATGATTTAAGATCAAGGGCCATAATCTTTTCTAAAGAATCAAATTTAACATCTTTGACACCTGTTTTTAATTTACCTTGTGATACCTGGCTTATACGGCCATAGTGTTTTACGTCCCTTACTTCCAGGTCACGGAACGCTGTACCATTGTAATTCTTTACTTGCATGTTACCGGTGTATCCAGACACATTAGAAGACCTTAATACAATATCTGTACCGAATTTAATATCAGCGTCATTCGGATTGTTTACATTAAATGTAATGCCAGCATGATTAGAGCCGTTCTTACCAAACTCAAACGTACCGTTTCCAGATTGATACCATTGTGTATTGTTCGATTTCATCCACAATTGATTATGGATCATGAAATCAACATTTCTTGTTGCTTCAAAATTCATATTGCTAGCTTCGTTAGTCCAGTTTGTTTTAAAGAACATGACACCGTTTGTTTCGGCCGTCATTTGTGTGTTACTTCTAAGGTTGATCTGGCCCCAAGAATGAATTATCATATCTCCATTTTCGCGTTGGAATTCAATAGATGAATTCAATAAGAGGTTTCCGTTTTCTACACGGTGTACCATTCCAATGCGTCCAAACGATTTCATAAAATCATTTCCGCCAGGCGTTGTTTGATGGACAATTAAAGCGCCGAGAAGATCACCTGTTGATCCTTTCCCTAGTACAATTGTAGGCTGTACATCGTTACCAGAATCGTAGAAACCATAATACATACGGTTAATACCTTTGTCATACAAGTTAATATGTTGTTCATTCAATTCAACCCATCTTTGTTTACCGGACGGCGCTGTCTTGATCCGCACACCTTCCAAAACAGACCCTTTGATATGTTGGGCCGTAACAAAACCGATCAAATTAATTCGTCTAGCTTCGATCGAAACAGTTTCTTTAGACATGTTGATCTGTGATATTACATTGTTTTCTTTAACAGATAGATTGATATTTTTTTCGTTCACTAGTATTTTAGCTTCTAAAGATTTAACAAATGAATCCTTAGCAAACGTTCCATCGACTTGCTGTTTCGTATAAACAGTGTTCGCATCAGCTTTTAATTCAATTCCTTTTGAATTCGCTGTAATGGATCGGTTAATTTCTTGGACAACCTTATTGAATTGTTCCGTTGCGATACGGTCTGCAATGTCTTCACGTAGCTTGTCAACGTCTGTAATGTCTTTTGGATTCTCCATGAATTCAGTGGCAACTTTACCACGTTGCGCCATAGGCATAGATAACCACAAACGCCCGTTTCTTTTTAAGAACACTCTGTATCTGAACGTTTTAATTTTTGGATCGTTCGGAACTTTGTACTGTAACACTTCTTTTTGCCAGACGTCATTTGAATTAATAACAAAATTATGACCTGTTGCGTTTATTCTAGTTCCTTTTTCGTCGCACCAATCAAGGTATAATCCTATAGTATCGTTTATTGATGCTTTGTTATCGCTTAAAAAATATCCAGATAAAACCATTTCTTCGCCAGGTGATACCGGCAAAGGGTTTGATGATATGTTTGTCCATGCGTCGCCTGTTGCGTCAGCTTTTATAAGTCTGATAGAGTTATAACCATTTCTTGTTTTAGTTGTATCTAGACCGCTATTAGTCGATGTTACTTCCCAATGTTTCATACCGTCCAAAAATCCAGCGTTTCTCAAGTCATTTAAAGAGCCTAAACCGCCTACGTAATCACTAGCTTCTTTCATTGTGATCTTACCTTTTAACTCATCTGAATTAGCCTTTATTTGAGCTTCAGCAGTGTTTAAACGCGACCCATGATTACTTGTTGTTTGGTTGATAGTTTTGATCGTTGCGTCGTAACCGTCGGCGCGTCTGTTGAATTCCGCTAACTGATTTCTGAAAGTTCCTTGATCCTTTTCAGTCTTTTCGATACGTTGTTTCGTTCCGTTAATATCGTCAATGATCTCGTTTGTCTTTCTTGTAAAATCAGCTTCAGCTAACAACATATTTGGGTTTGGCCCATATGTAGTGGCAATAGAACCTCTCTCCATTTGCACATCTTCAAGCAATATTCCTTGATCTCTCGTTTCTCCAGCTCTACCAGCGTATATTAAAACTCTGTTTGTGTTTATATCGGTCTTTTTGAAAGTATGTTTAATACGTCCATTAATGATAGGAACAAAAATACTTGATCCTTTTTCGTATGGATATACAGAAACCTCATTGAAATTACCTTTCGTTGGCGTAACTTTAGCGCTGATCGTATACGTTTCATTCATATCCATTACAGCAGAATAACTAGCGTATCTATAATTGTCGGATGCATCACCTTTGTTTTGCGGTGTCACCTCGAACCTCTTAGTTTCTATTACGTTATTAGTAATAATGTTCACGCCACCAATGTTATTTACATTAGTTTCTAAACTTTCTAACTTCTTCGTTGTCCTTCCAGCTTCTTCGGTTATTTCAGTTGTTATTTTTTTGAAACTATCCATTTCTTTTTTGGCGTCTTCTGGCGCTGGTTGATAGTCTGTAGCAATTGTTCCCATTTCGACCTGGTACTCTTTCACTTCTACTTCACCGACAATGTGACGGATAACGGCGTTACCTGTAATCATTGAAATTTCTTTATCTGGTAGCTTATGAGTAGCGCTGTACATTGTGAATTCTTGATTTTCTTTTAATTGATCCTCAACCCTACATGGTAGCCACACTTTAGTACCATCTTTATATGAAACCGTAATTTCTAGTCCTACCCACGGGCTATTACCTTGCTTTTTATAACCTTTCGTACGAGCCTTGAAACTGATCGTGAATGATTTATTTCGCAGGTATTGACTAGCGTCAGGAACAGTGAAAAACCCATGACCTTTATCACTTGGCGTTTCTGAGTTGTGACTAAAAGAAAAACCTGTTGTATTTAGTAAAATATTTCTAGTACCTACACTAAAGTCATTCACTTTATTTTCTACACTCTGGATCAACTTTTTATTTCCGTCCACTGTACTCTCTAAAGTATTTAGTTTTTGAGATTGTCCACTTAAACTTTTATTAACTTCAGAAATAGAGTTTGAAATACCATTGATCGACTGTTGTTGTTTAACTGTCGTCTCTTTTAATTCGTCACCTGTTTTCTTTATTTGATTAACTTCAGTTGTGAAACCATCTAAAGTTTTACCGATTTGTACGATATTTTGCTCAATCTTTTGTGCATCACCTTTAATCTGTTTAATTGTTTCTTTCGTGCCTTTATCGTTTTCAACTAACTCTTTTGTGATCTTGTCAAGATCGCTTTGACTACCTTTAAGTGAATTGAATTCTTTCTCCATTTCACCCGCTTTTTTCTCCATATCAGATATACTATTGTTTAATTGTTCTGTCGTTTCTTGCACATCTTTAGCAACCTGGTCACGGATTTGTTGTTCTAGTCCAGAAAAATCTTCTGTCACGGTTTCCCATTTGCCACCACGCCAGATTTTCAGAATTCCAGGTTTTCCGTTTGAAGTATCCAACCATAATGACTTTCCATCTCTTAATCCTTCTGTTGGTGCGTTAGGGCCGTCATGGATCGTCACTGAATTGTTAGTCACCATTTCTTCTAACTTTTCTGTTATCTCTGTGACACGCTTGTTTGTTTCTACAACTTCATTCACTTTCTCTTCTTGTTCCTGGACAAGTTTATTAAGTTGATCTAATAGAGGTTTACCAGCTTTATTTTCAAGTAACCCTTGTACACGGTTATACATTTTTCTCATTTCAGCGTCATAGTCAACGATCTCATGATATTCACCGAATGTATAACTATTTCTATCTGGGTTACTGTTCGACTCTTTACCGCCAATCGCTCGTGCTTCTAAATACAATGCAGGTGTAAACGCCGTGTCTTTAATGCCGATCGTATCACCCTTCATGATCAATTCATGACGTAGGCCAAACACTTCAGCAATGTCAATCGCGTCTACTTCATATCCGACTGAAGAATTCTTTCTTTTCTCCATTTCAGTTTTCATAAGAGTCATAAGACGTTTTGCGTCAATTTCTCCTTCTGTTTCTGGTTGATAGAAACCGTATTTATGTTGACCGTTCTCACTCCAACGCTGGAATGCTTCATTATCAACAATGTAAGGCGATCCGTTATTGATCTTTTCAATTGTGATTACCTCATTATCTTCACCGCGTGCAAAACCAACTAGGGCCGTACAAATATTTTTTGAATGTTCAATACGTGTTACGTTGATCAAGTCTTTTCCTAGCTCAACTTCTTTTCGTGTAACACGTCCGACTTTTTCAACTAGATCAACAAACCAACCGACAATTTGACTCCCATCAACTTCTACGCGGTACTGTAATTCTAAGTTAAATAGAGTTGCAGTTTTCTTTAATAAAGTTAGAGGATCAGTGAATTCATCTAATGTCATTGTTCTGAAAGATGCGTATGCAATGTTTCCTGGTTGCCACTTAGTGCCAGCAGTAGCAAGGCCAACATATTGATGCGCTGTTAATCCTTCTAACTTTTGCGGACGTATAAAGCCAGCCTTCCTTAACCCTGTCCATGATCCGACCGCCCTGACTGTGATAGAACGATCTTTTGCCGTTTTTTCAACTTCGTCTTCGATAGTGTACGGAATTACATTTCCTTGTCGATCCTGACGCAATACCAGGTTTTGTTGTTGTAACGTCACTGATTGGCGCGTCCCGTCAAAGACTTTGAATTCTAAAATATCGACATTGTTTTTTAATTCCCACTCTCGCATATCATCCCAATAGTCTTGATCCTGGAATGTGGCCACGATGGATTGTGTTTTAAAGTCTATTATGTGAAGTTCTGTGTTTTGCATTTATTATCTGTACCTCTCTCTATATGTTACTTTTCCCTTTATGTCTGGTGGCATAATTGAAAGTCTGTTTTCCCCTCTTATGATCTTAGGGAATGAACTAAAAATATCTTTAGCGGAAATAACGTCCGTTCCGTTGATTGTAACAAGTGAACGCTCTGTATCTATTATAACTTTGTCGCCAGTGTCCAGCAAAAAAGGCTTCCCGCCGTTTGGCACTTTATTGACCTTCCAAATTTTAAGATCGTCTATTCTCATGAGATCGACTGGCGCATTATCTTGCCAACGTTGAATACCTATAGCTACCTGGGCCACTCTTCTTCCCGTTACTGTCATAGGATTCTTTTCATCGTCAGTAAAATATTGCACCGCGCTAGCGTCGTCTATTTCTGTTCCACTTCTGAATCTAGCAAAGTATACAGACCACGTTCTACCGCGTCTAGCAATTGATATACGACCATAAAAGTTATTGAAAGCAGTATTGCCATTACCGCCAGAATCAAACATTTTCCTAGTGTTATTCGGTTGACTTTTGTTTCCGATAACAGCATAACCATGTGTTCTCTCTACAGTCCAATAAAGATCATTCATATTAATGTCGGCGACAAGTTCGCCTTGTTCATCAAGTAAGAACAATGAAACGCGTCCCATTTCATAGAAGTTTTTAGCTTTCAGTGTCACATATGCTTCAACTTTAAAGTCAGTTAGCGGGCCACCTGGTATTGATCGTTTTAGGATAGGCCCTGTGAATGATCTGTCTTTCGGCGGGCCAAAATCTTCAACTTCAAATGCGTATCGGCCTTCATTCACTTTAAATTTACCCGTACTTTCCATTCCTGGTACTGTTTTCCCCGCGTCAGTCCATCCAACTAAGTTGTTCATTTCATCCCATAACACGCGCTCATTTTCTTGTACTGGCTTATCTTCAATTGACATAGGTTGACCAATACGGAAATATTGGCGCTCATTAGGGTATTTTCCAAACCATACATCAAGATTTGTCGCTGGCTTCATCATTTCTAATTCAATGATCGGCTTTGTTTCTATAGTACCTTTATTTTTAAAATTTGCGTTTTGTTCTGACGATGAATCCTGTTTGAATTCTACAGTTTGTATTCCCCCTAATTTGTATGGCATAGGGCATATAAATTTCAACACACCTTGTCCAATATCGACTAACTGGTTTGGATCAAGTTCATCATCAATAACAGCTAAATAAGTACGATCTTTTTCGTCATCAAAAATTAATTCCGCTGGTTGATCTGTATAAAGCCAATCGGCCAATTCTTCTTTTAATTTTTCGCCTTGTTCCGATGTTTCATAGATAAATGCTACAGGTATTAAAATTTCCCTCATTTTCGTTTCTGTACGCAATAAACGACCGCCAGGATAGTGCGGTACTTCTAAGAACGTTCGTTCAATAGGAGCCCATGCAGGACGTTTAACGCCCTGTAATGGAATCACCTTGTCATTTCTTTTTCCGTTAAAACTAAAGAATGCTAATTTATCAAAACACTTCATTCTTTCACCTCTTAAAATAGTTTTCTAGTTTCTTTCTTTCTAGTGTTTACACGTTCTACAGTGTCGGCCACTAATTCACCTACAACTTTTCCGTCCATTTCAACTTTAGCAGTCAAATGAATATCTTGATCTTTGCCACCTGTACCGCCTAACGATTCCGCTACGCCGTTTCCGATCTTCTGGAATACATCGTCATTCAATGGCATGATCGCTTCGTCGTAGCCTTTAGCGTCACCGATTTTAACCATACGTTCCATACCTGGTTTAAATACACCACCGTTTGCGAAACCGCCAACACTAGAGGATACAGCCATACTACGACCACCGCCAGATGCAGGAGCAGGAGCAGAAAAACCTAGAGCGCCAGCGACAGCACCACCAACAGCCTTTGCAGAATCCGCTATACCACTTATGAAACCTTTCACTTTATCTACAGCTTTTCCGATCCATCCGACAACTTTATCAACAATCTTCCAAGCGTCTTCAAATGGCCCGCCTATAGCTTTTGTTACAACTTTGAACACTGTACCTATTGTGTTAACAGTACCTTGGAAAAATGATAACAGGCCGTTTAAAACACCTTCAGCAACATTCATTATCGTATCCCATGTTTGTTGGAAGAATGTAACTATTGAATTCCAGACACCTTCCCAATTTCCAGTGATCAAGTTTAAAACAAGTGATATTACTAATTGTATCGCGTTCATTACCGTTTCGATAATACCACGAATTATAGGAAAAACAGTTGTTATAATGCCCAGGATAACGTTTAGCGCTGTTTGGAATACTACCGAAATTACACCCCAAATAACTTCAGTTATCTGTTTTATTGCCTGGTTGTTGTTATCCCAGAATGATTTCACACGGCCGATTACCGATGTTACAACAGAATTCACCTGGTTTACTATAGTTGTTACATACGGAGAAATAGCACCCCAAACAGCATTAGTAACCTGTAAAATGCCATCCCAGCACATAGATATGAATGATCCGATAGGGCCGATAAGAGACATTACACCGCTAGCTAGGTTTGTTACAATACTGATAACTCCCGTTACAACGTCAGCTATTGTTTGTTGAGTTTCTGGCGTTAGCCCAATCTTTTCCGCTATCTTGCTAGCTTCTCCCCAATCACCCGTAACCAGGGCCATGATCAAATCAATACCCTGTTTAACACCTTCAATAACAGCCATTGCCATTTCTTGCGCTTCTGGAGATAGCCCCATTTGTGTGAAAATCTCTTTTGCACTATTCGGGACACCTTGACCAGACTTTGCATTCCATAAATCAACAAAGGCAGTACCTAAAGTTTGCAAAGGCCCCATGATCCCCTCAATTACAGCAGACCATTGCGCTTCCTTCTCCTGAGCCATTTGCACGGCTTCAGCGCGCTTTTGCATTATCACTTCAGCTTCTCGCATTTGTTGGTCATATTGCTCTTGTGTGATCAATCCCGCGTCAAGTTGCTGGGCCAGTTCTTGTTCTTTAGTCGCTAACATACCTTTTGCAGTTAGGTTTTCTTCCATAAGCTGTTTTGCATCGGCTAACTTTTGATCATATTGTTCTTGATTAATGATCCCTTGTTTCAATTCATTACCCAAAATTAATTCTTCCATTGCTAACTGGTTTTTTGTACCCGCCAGCAATTGCGTTGCTTCTACAGCTTGTCCAGTTGGATCAAGATAGTTTGTAATTCCTTCGATAAGTCCAGTTGTTCCATTTGTTGCACTCATTAAGGCTGGTGTCATTTTGTCATATAAAACCAATCCCAGGTTTGATGCACTTGACATCATGTTTTTAGTTGCTCCATCAAGGTTGTTAGACATGACTTTGGCCATCATATCAGCAGACCCGCTTGACATATCCATGTAACGTTTTAATCTATCGAATTCCGCTGTACCACCTTTAATAACTGGCAACCATGCAGAAAAGGCTTCTTGCCCAAAAATAGCTTTTGCGGAAACAATTTGTTGCTCTTGTGATAAATTGCTGAAACCTTTCGATAAATCGCCGACAATATCACGGATATTTCTCATTGATCCATCGGTGTTAGTTGTTGAAACACCCAACGCGTCAAGGGCCTTGCTCGCTTCTTTAGGTGGTCCAGCTAAACGAGATAAACCAGCACGCAAAGCAGTACCCGCCATTGATCCTTTTGTACCAGCGTTAGCGAATTCTCCTAGGATAACGTTTGTTTCTGATAAGTCCATACCAAACGCGTTTGCAACTGGCGAAACATATTTCATTGCTTCCCCTAATTGATCAATACTTGTATTTGTTTTTGACTGTGTAACCGCGAATAAATCAGACGCTTTTCCAGCTTCGTTCGCTTGCATACTAAAACCTGTCATCGTATCGGTTACAATATCGGTTGCCCGTCCTAATTCCATGTTTCCAGCCGTGGCCATGTTCAACAGCGGGCCGATCGCGCTAACCTGTTGACTAGCATTCCAACCAGCTAAAGACATAAATTCAAAACCTTCAGCAACTTCAGTGGAACTATAGCGGGTTGACTTACCTAATTCACGGGCTTTTGCGGTTAATTCTCCCATTTCATGGCCAGATGACCCACTAATAGACTGTACTTTACTCATTTGTTTTTCAAATGACATACCTTCTTTTACAGCGCCGACCATTCCAGCCGCTAAACCTAAAGAAGCGCCAGCAACTCCAGCAAGGCCTATCCCCATTGCTACAGCGCTAGCGCCAACCATGCCAAATGTTTTGTTAACAGGATTAAAGCCATTAGAGATAGATTGAGAGGCTTTTCGCCCCTCGTTCTCACTCCTTCTTAGGCCGTTCCTGTATTCAGTATCTTTTAAACCTAGCGTTCCGAATATCTTGAATACTTCCAACCTTATTCCCTCCTAAACTGTTTACTTAATTCGCGCGCATTTGCCATGACTTGTTCAACAGGTAGACTTTCTTTCTTCTTTTGGTTACCTCCATCGTGGTAACCTGTTTCAATTAAGTAATCACTAAATGACTTATCACGGAAAGGATTATTTATATAAGCGTCCCAGCGCATATCGTATTCAATGGCCTTGTCCGTTACAGTCATATATAAATCTATTAAGAAACTCCAGGGAAGTTCTAACACATCCTTTAACGATCCGTAACGTTTAGCCATGCGATCAATAATAGTGCCTATTACATGCTTAGGTTCGTCACGGATTTCATAAAAGCTGAAATACCACCAACACGCTTAAATGCATTGAATACAATGTCAAAATCTGATCCGCATAACTCTTTCATTTCACCTTTAGGAAGGTCTGACATACCCGCCATAAGGTTGAACATCGCTTCAGCATCTTCACCCATCATCATTAGAATTTTGTTGTTTAACAGCATTGCAAAGTTGAACATACTTGAATTCTCTTTATCGGTTAGTTTCTTCCCTTCAGCTTGCTTTCGCGCACTTTTAAAGAAGTTATCAACGTCACTTGCAGGTACGTCACCTAATAATTGATGTTTACCAGCCAAACCAGCAATAACCATGCGTTGCATTGCGTTAGGCTCTTTCATAGTGTATTTATTACCGTTTAATAGTTCGAATTGTACTGATTCCATTTATATAACATCCTTCCGAGATAAGTATTTTAGTATTTAGAAAGAGGGCCGAAACCCTCTGTTATTTATTCTTCGATCTTTTCAGCGTCTATAAATACACGCGCATGATTTTTTTCAAAGTCTGGCCCGCACTTACCGTCTGGCTCAAAGATTTCAATTTCAAATGGTGGCGTCATTGGATCGTTTGGATCGTTATGTCCTGTGAATTCCACCTCTGGAGCAACTTCAGCTTCACTGAATACAGCTTCAAAACCAGATGTAGGCAACGCGTTAAACATCGTGATTCGATAAATGTTACCGTCATTACTTCGACCAATTACAGTAATGTCATCAATATAAACATCATTCCCACAAGCGTTCATAAGGTTTTCATTTCCGCGAATGATCACGCCTTTACCTTTTACTTTTCCTGGCTCTGTTCCGTCTTGTGTATACTCACTAATTTGAGCATTCAATAAGAAGTGTTTGATTAATTCTTTTCTGATCCACTCCAGGAAGCCCGCTTTCATCTTTGTTTCTGATTCAGATACATATTGTAGGCCTTTCACCTTACCGCGCACACCGCGTGCTTTAATAGCTTCTAAAGAAGGTGCATAAGTAAATGACAAGTCTCCTTGTGTAGCGCCTACATCGATCATTTTTTCTTCACCTTGTTTCCAGTTAAAGAAAATGCCTGTACCAGATCCCAATACAATGTTTTCTGGCGTGAATTTATTAAATTGTGCAATCATGCTTTGTCACCTCATGGATTATTTTGTGTCATGTCCTGACGTTCTATATTTAACTAGGCTGAATCTAACTTCTTTACACCTCATTTCGAGATCATCGACAGGTAGATTCATTCTAGATATAAAATCAGTTTGGATCGTTAGCGGTTTACATGCATTGATCAATGTACGATTTACAACCGCGTCATAGATTTCCTGGCTCGCAATGTCCAGTTTTTTAAAGTGTTCTGAAACACCCCATATATTTACAGTTACCGTAAACTTTTCACTGTACTTACTCATAGTAGCGTCACTTTGCAGATCGAATACCATGTATGGCAGTTGTATGTTTTCGCCTACAGCTTCCTCATAATGCACATCAATTCCGAGTGGATCAGCAATGTCCCACAACAATTCATTGACGTACTCAACAACCTGGATCATTTACCCATACCACCCTTCATTGTTTGTGCAATAATTTGTTTTACTTGGCCTTTCGAACTCTCTCCAGCTTTACGCATGGCCCGCGTTCCCTTTTTACCGCGTGTAACGTACCATTTACCTGTGGTTTTATCCTTGTACTTCCACGGTGTTTTTCGACCATTTTTCTCGGAATAAATACCCGTTCCGAATTCTTCATATATTAAATTGTCATCGTTCCCGCCCACAATCGCCTGTAAGTTTTGACCTTCACCAGTTACTTTGCTTGTAATTGTTCTGGCTGTTGCGCCACTCTTTTTCCTGGTGTTTATCTTCGCTTGCGCTTCAATATGTTTGATCGCTCTTTGAAGGGCCACTTTTTGCAATTGCGCCGTTCTTCTTTCACATTCAGCGCGCCTTGATATGAATTCGCCCATTATGACCACACATCCAGCGCGACCTCTATATGATCGTTAGAGTTATAAGGGTTTGACGCTTTAGTTACACGGTACTCTTTCCCATCTTGTATAACCTTATCGCCAGCCCTTACATCAATAACGGAACAATACATAATAGCGTCAGTTGAGTTAACAATGCGATCCTGTTTAAAGCCCGCTGGTGATCCTGTTACCAATTCATCAACAATGGCTACAACCTCATTAATCTTCTTAAATTCGCCTTTGTCATACGGGTTTTTCTTGTCCCGTTCGCCTTTACGCTGTATTTCCGTAGGTTTGCCGTGTTTGGCCAGTAATCCCGCGATACGCATTTGTTACCTTCCTTCTGGCCTACGTCCGCGAATACGCACACTTGGTGTTCTCATTCGCCTTGATAGCCCTGTTAATAATGTTTTGGGATAAATCCCTTCTGGCCCATATTGAACGCGATACGATCCCATTTGTTCGCTTACAACGTCAGCACCTTCGCCAGATAAGTGATAAGTTATTAATCTAAACGCTACAACCTCATAAGATTTAGGGAATTCACGCCCTTCAGCTTCAAAATCAACGCCAGTATAACCGACGATAAATTCTGTCACTACAGGGATAAGAATGTCTTCAATGTATTCCTTTTGCATGGCCGTATACTCTTTTTGAGTAGATTTAGCGTAACGATCAAAAGTAGTTATCATTTTCATGTGTTAATCTCTAAAAAATAGAGGGCCGAAACCCTCTTAATTTTTAGCTGTAGCCTTTTCAACTTTTCCAGCGTGTGCATAGATTGCGTTTTTCTTCATGTCTAACACGAATGCATCATAGTAGAAACGGCCCTCTACTAACGTTCCAGAAATTCCTGGTGGATCAAGGTGTACTTTTGTTTCAGCTAATTTAACAGGCGCAACAGTTGCCGACTTATGAGTGATAATGAATTCTTGACCATTCATAAATGACTTTGGTGTTTTGATGATAGCAACGCCGTCTACCTCACCGACTTGACCTTTTAAAAGGATTGTTCCTTGTGCTAGATCACTAGCTTTCGTGTAGTTATCGTCTAGCTTTAATTTATTGATATATGCAGGTGTCGCATGACACACGCGGTTTTCTGGTACAAAGTGATCATCCAACGTTTCTTGACCAGCTAGGAAGGATTCATAAGCATTTGTCTTAGTGATAGCACCGTCTACTTTTGTTCCAGCACCTTCAGACATAACTTTTAAGCGGTATGTTTCGATTTCCGGAATAACAACTTCACGCATTTGACGCGCGATCGCTGGCGCAACCTTTACTTCACTTTCTTCCTCGTTCATTTTGTCCATTGTGAATGTGAATGAACGGTCTTTTTTCATGATTTCTTCCTGTAGATCGTTTCCTAATTCATCAGCTTGACCATATCGACCTTGACCAGATCGCTTATAATCATTCATTTCTACAGTTTGAACAGATGTAATTTTGATCCCTTTTGCTCCAGTGAATTCATAATCCTGGTTTGTTGATGCAGTCGTGACAGCAGACGGCGCGAAACGCTCGTCAACTAAAGGTGAAAACTTTTCAGTAAGATTTAATGTAGTCATTTCGTAAATCCTCTCTCTTTGTTTAATAGTATCGGAATTGCTTTTATAATGACTTCAATTCCATTGGTCACAATCCTTATTGCCACTCTTTCATGAAAGCGTCACGGATCGGATCGCTACCGCCTTTTTCGCCAGCGTCTTTTGATCCACCTGGTGTTTTATCAGCTAAATTACTTTTAACGCGCTTAGTTAATTCACCGTCAAGATTTGCTTTGAATGCTTCTACATTCTTTGCAATATCTTCTTCAGTGTCGCCGATCACGTTCATAGCAAATCCAGCACCAAAACCAGCTTCCGCTAACTTAGCAACGGCAACGTCTTTCATTTTAAGTTTGTGGGCCGTTTGCTTCTCCTGGTCACGCTCTGTTTTGATCTGGCGCATTTCGTCCATTAATGTTTCCACTTCTGTTTTATTCTTTTCACCGAATTCCTTTTCGGCACTTTCGCGGGCTTTTCGTTGTTCCTCTTTTCGGATTTTACCCGCAACACGATTTACTTCAGCTTGAATTTGCGCTTCCACTTGCTCTTTAGTAAATGATTCTGGTGTTCCTCCACCGTCTCCAGCAGGATCATCACCTTCACCGCCTTCACCTTCGCCACCTTCAGAAAAGAATTGTAGGCCGTGTTTAATATCACTTAATCGAATAGCGGGTTTTACAATACCTGTGCTTACTAATACTTTTTTCATTTATTACCTCCTGGTTTAAAGTCGCCAGTGACTATAAAGTTATTACTAAACCTTAGTTTTCTGTGTCTAAGTCCACGTTTATTATATAAAAATTATATAGTTACAGACTTTTTAAAATTAGTTCTGTAACCTTCTTTAATGACTTTCTTCGTTGTCGTGGTGTCGTGTCATCTGTCACCGCGTTTAGGATCGGCATTTTTTCGTTTAATAGTGTTTGGTCAACTTCTTCACTTGCTAGGCCTAACACTCCTAATAGAGCGCCTACTAAACTTACTTTGTCTTGCTGTTCTAAACCTTTCATTCTATCACCTACTTTGGTTGAAATAGTTTCTCATATTGTTTATATGTCATTTCCACACCGTTTGTTTCTACACTCTTTCCGTTCTTATCTCGTACCATACGTGTATTTGCGTATCGTATGCCCTCAAAGTATGGAATAGCTAGCGTTCGACAGCGTGCATGTAATGGAGGGTAGTTGCTTCCTGGGCTTGCATCAGCCGTTATATAAATCTTTCCAGTGTCTAACGATCGACAGCGTGCAGAAGTCCTAGCATCGAATGTTACATGTAGTTTGTATTTATCAATGTCAGCTTCTTCATAACTGTCTAGCGTGGCCTTTCCGTAGAAATAGGCTTGTTCTGTATAGATCATAGTAATGGCATTACGCAACGGCGCTTTCATCTTCTCCGCAAACCGTACAGCTATTTCATCAGCATGTAGGCCCTGTAAAACACCTTGTGTCATTTCACCTCGTAAATGGAATAATAGTGTTCTCTTATTCTCCCATAAACGATCACTGAATTGGTTACCACTCCAGGGGTAACTTAACATACTTTCAATCATCTTGTCATTAACTTCATAGACCTTACTTTGTATACCGTGTCTGTAAAAGTCGTATTTATTACTGATCAAAGTGTCTTTAAATGTTGATGCAAATAGGTTGCAAAGGCTTTTTTCTTCTGTCAACGCTCTTTTTCCTAACTTGATCAGCATTTCACTTTGTACGGCTTCTAATCTACTAAGTTTTTTCATGTCCAGGTGGGCTTTTACATCCTGGGCAATGTTCGGCGCTATGATCTGATCACTATTCTGTAATTCATTCAGAAACTCTACTAAACTAATACGCCTGTCATGTTTCTCACGCTTATTAAGAGCCTTGACCAATTCGCTATAGTCAAAACCCTTTCGCGATAGATAGGCCCGCATTTCGGCCGTTACTTCCTTTTCAGCGCGTGCAAATGATTGACGCATACGCTTTTCTAGTTTCTCGGCTTCAATGTATCCTTTCGCTTCCTGGGCTTCAGCACGTTTGGCCCAATATGCTTCACTGTTCATAGGCCACCAGCACCAGCAAGGGCAATAATAGAATCAATCTCTTTTTCTGTAGGTTCGTAGCCTAAACTATTTCTGATTGATCTTTTTACTGTCTCCCTGTCCTTTTCCTGGCGTTTGATCTTTGTCACCGTCAGAAAGTTGTCGCTCTTGTGTAGCATCGTTCTTTCCTTGTTCTTCCACGTTATCATTTTCCCCACTGAAAGTATCTTTGTACGAGTCATACTCTTCTTCCTCCTGTTCTTTCTTCATTTCTATTAAGTGTTCAATGTCTTGTACAGCAGATAGATATTGATAGATAAACTTATCCGGTAGCCCAGCTTGACGCAATTTCACAACAAGATCAGCTTCTTCTAAATAGTTAGCTGGTAAGTTAGGTGTAAATTGGATTTTAACGTCTTTTAATCCAAACTCTTTTGATCCTGGTAACTTATCAAGGTATCCTTTGATGATCCCTAATTGATCTGTTAGCGCACGGTTAAACATACGCTCTTTTTGCCCGCGTACTTGCTCCAGGGCCAACAATTTATATTTAATAGCGATCCCAGACAAGTTACCGCCGAATTCTTTGTCGTTCATGTTCGGAACGAATGTATATTTGTGTATATCGTTCTCTACACGGGTTTTCATGTTCTCGTTAAACGTGTCATTGATCTGTTTTACAAGCCATTCAGCATCCCCGTTTTCATCTAGCAGCATTACTTTATCTTCTTTTAGACTGTTTATATCATCATGGTTTGTTTCGTTCATGTTAACCAGCTTTAGGATCGCGTCAGTGAAGTCAGATAAGTCTTCCATTGATCCAGATTGCAGATCATTGTACGCGTCAATAGTTGGTAGAATATCTTCATAGTCTCCTAATTCAAACTTATTGTTCTGTATCTTAATAACTGGAATACGCGGGTTTCCGTCTTCATCTACAATGTTGTGTGCCTGTTCTTCTTCCTGGCTCATGTTCTCAATGGAAATGTCCAGGATTTCGTTTAATGGTTGTCCTAGAATCTTTCCTTCATACACAAACGAGTATTTAATGTATTGCACCTTGTCATAGATCGTCATTTCTACCTTGATTTCATTATCTTTCGTTACTGTCTCACTAAAACGAATAACGTCTGTGATCTTAGGTTTAATAGAGTCATCATATACAGCGATCGTATGACGTGGATCAATGTCTTTATAATTCAATTCTCCTTCTTCATCGTGATAGAACAAGCGGAATGCACGGCCATAAATAGACATATCAAGGGCATTATCATAATCTACTGTCTGTCCGTCGTTTTCATCCATTATGTCAAGCGCTGGCTCTAATGCTTTAGTTTCCGTTGTGTTATACGTTACAGGCATTCCCATGAAATAACCCGTGCTGATCGTTGCCGTGTACTTAGGGAAGTTGTGAACGATCCTAAACGTCTTGTTACCGTTCTTCCTATCCTTCTTATTCTGTATTTCATGATGTCCCATGTAGTATTTGTATAGTTTTTGTAGGGCCAAATATCCCTTACTATTTCCAACTCCTTCTTTGATACGAAAATCAAAGTAAAATTCTTTCGCTTCATCAAATGTAAGCATGTTATCAATCCTTTCTAGAATCCTAATTGTGATCGGCTCATACTTCTTACTTTGCCTTGTTTCTTCATGTCCTTCTCCATTGCATAACGCACCATATCAATTGTGTGATTATCTTTATCTTGTAAACGTGGTCTAGGGTTGCCGTCTTTGTCCGTTTCCCAATCAGCATTTTCAAACTCGCTCAATGTATTAGGGCAACGTTTCGGATCAATAACGATCGCGTATAGATCGCCCAGCCATTCCGTGCCGTACTCAACACTATCTGGCCCTTTCTTAGCACCTTTCACGCGTCTTATATCATGTTCATTCTTTAATTCAGCAATAGACTTTGGCTCGGCACTATCACATGTTATTTCAATGTCCTGGTATCCCTTTTTCTTGATCCATTCAGCTAACTTCCTATTTGATATTTGCACTCCATACAATTCATCGAATATGTATAACGTGTTCTTCTTTCTGTCAAAATGCATACGGCCAAATGCTAGCGGATCAGTAGCATAACCAAAATCGATTCCCTGGCGTATATTATCGAATTGACTGATCTGTTCGTCTGTTATTTCAGCACTAACAATATTATCGAATGGTACAACACCAGACCCTATCGCTTCGCCCAGGTATTCCCACCGATATTTTAACGGGTTCATTTTCTTTTCAATCTCGGCTTCTTCATAAAACGCCTTTGTCAAATGCTTGTTATCTAAATACGTTGAATGGTTTACGTGTGTGTTATCCGGTATGAATGAACTGTTATATTTCTTATTCAGCCAGTGAGCGCGTCTTTTAGGCGGGTTATAGCTGTAGAAGAATGTATATTCATAGTTTGGTAGTTCTGGTCTATGCTCTGGCTTGATCTCAAACTCACCACGTAATATTGATTTCTCAATGATAGATATTTCTTCTTCTTTTCTAAACTCGCCGATCTCTTCCACCCATAAACCCATGATTGGGAACTTAGCATCTTTAATAGACTTGATCCGTTCTGGTTCTTCACATCCGAGAAAATATATCTTGTTTCCTCTGGGCTTGTACTCGATCACCAGGCGTGACGGTATGCAACGGAATAAATGAGCAATACCTAATATCTCCATCGCTTCTTTTAACTGTTCAAATACCGATCTGACAACTGTATTCTGTACTTTACGTAATACCAGCCATGAGATCGGATATTCCATGATGTCCATTAATATGCGGAATGGTATAAAGTAGCTTTTACCAGACGCACGGCCACCCTTTAGCACATAACGTAAACAGTCGCGCATTTCTGATAAGTAATAAACCTTTCTGAAACGCGGACTTATTACATTTCTCATATCAACGTGTACATTGTTACTCATTTCTTTCAACCTTCTTTATTTTTCGCCTATACAATAGCGGTGCAATTACAATGACAACGCCTAATAAAAGTGGTATTCCTACGAAAACAAATGTTAATCCTTGTTCACTCATTTCTTTTCCTCTCACATCTATTCAGCAGGGCCATAGGTACAGTAACCATTGATAACAGCAGAATAGATATAGCAATAGATTGCCAGTGTTCTAGCATAGTAACCACCACACACAAGCGCATGAAATAGTTAGTATCACCAATTCTTCGATACTGTTTAATTCCTTTTTCATCAGCATTCACACTCCCTATAATGTTTGTTGCAGTCTGGGCATGTATCACCTATTGATCCATTGATCGTAACGTTTGCCGTTGTCTCATTTTCCTGGCGCTCGATCCATAATCTATGACGTTTACCTAACTGAATTCCCGCATTGATCCGTTCACCTATTGACGGCTCTATTGTTGAGATAACTTGTTCACCCATACCAACACCGCGTAACGTCTTTCCTGTAGCTTCTCCACGCATTACAGACGTTAGGAACTCTAATACTTCATTACCGTCCGCAATACGCTTAGAATCAACGTCAGACATCCGAGAATCAATATAGGCCGAAACATTAACATTCTTTAACAAACGAGAACTACCAGCCGATACTATCGAATCACTTTTACAATCGTAACCAGCCCTTCTATATGCTTCAGTTGCATTTCCCGTTTCTATGAAATAATCAGCAAATCTTTTCTGTCTTTCATTTAATCCATGATCCATTCTTTCCACCTTCCTTTAGGTTACTACCTCCGTAGTTACTCTATGATTATAACATATTTGTTTAATAGAATTAGATCGAAAGAAAAAAAGAGACGTTAAATAGTCTCTTTATCAAAAGTTCGGATATTCATTTCTACAAAGTCGATAGCGTCTAGCGGGATCATCACAATATTACCGCCTTGTTTCTGTCCTGTAACACTAGTCATTTCACCATCTTTTCGCAATTCGTCATATAGCATTTCTTGTGTCATACCATCGTGTACAGCTTCCGTTACATCCTCTACTAAAGATACCGCACGACCGCTTTTTAATTGTACGTGGATTTGTAATTCATGTGCTTGATTTTTATTTACCGTGTTTTCCATTACTTATCACCTTTTTCATATAGTCTTTGTTGTAAACAATAACCTTCTAAATACCAGATTTTATCTGTAATCTTTCTTTTACAAATTTCAATACCAATGTTTTTATCGTAGTTGATAGGATCAACACAACCACTTGATTCAGTAACAGTAAAACCGTTCGGTAATAAAGCTGTTACAATAGTTAGTTTTCTGTGTTTTTCATCTACTTCAAATTTTGTTTTATCTAAAATGTTATTAATATGTTCTAGAGTAATCTTGTTCAATTTCCGTCTTCCTCCTGGTATAATTTCGCATATCCTTTATCAAGGTTGTACATACCTAACCATGATCCAGCAACGAACAATACCCAATAATACCAGGCACTATTACCGCCAGCTACACATTGCCATGCACTACCAAAAATAACCAAACCGCATGTTCGATACCACCAACCACGACTGATATTTATAGTCACACTGATCTTGATCTTTTTCAACGGTTTAGATAATGCCTGTTTTAACTTTTTCAACTTCTCTTTCATGTTGTCACCTCATTTATTTTTGCTCTTATAGTAGAAAAAACAAGACTGGCGAAAGTCCTGTTTCTCAACTTGTAACTATAAAAGAAATGGTTTAGTAGGGACTTGAACCCTATCAGACCCGTTTTAAAGGCTCTGTTATACCAGATAGCTAAACCATGATTCCCAGCAAAGCCAGGATCATTTTTATTCTCCTTAGAGTCGGATATACTTTAGATCGTTATCATCCGTTTCTATCCATTTTCAGTAAGACATGATCGCTTAGTTATCAGTTAGAATCATGTTTTATAACTATCAATATGTTTGATAATAACCTTTGATAGTTTATTTACCGTTAAAGGACGGTATAACCTGTTAGTAGAACAATAATTACCCACCAATGCAAGTGAGCATCTATTGTTATTTGTTTTGTGTTTATAATAGTGTCCAGGTATCTGAAAACAGCTATTAAGAGGTTTCCACACCTCATAAGATGCACAAGGAAAAAGGAGGTGGGCCATGCCTAGCCCTAAAAACCTTATGCATCTTATGAGATCATGAAGCCGTTTAGACTTCATTAACCCCACATATGTGTTTCATCCAAAAAGGAGTAGTGTCTTCTTGCTACGCGGGTGTGTGACACTAGCAAACCCCATACCATTGTTTTACAACTCGTTCGGTCGGCTGTTGGGTTTTCTGTACGTGTGTTTTCCTTCACTTGGCTTTTCGAGTGACTGTGCTGTCACTTGTTTCATAATGTTATATTGCGAAAATACTACACCTTTACTATGACCTATTTTAATAGTAGATAAAAAATATAGTAGTAACGGTTTTAACCGTCCCTTTAAAGGTAATAGTCAAGGATTCGAACCCTTCCACCTATAACAACCCTAGCGCCTTCACAGGAGTTATAAGACCGATGCGCCTAGCGCCCAGGATATTACCCTTAAAGGGAAGGACAAAACGATTGTCCCACCCCCAACCATAAGGAGTGTACCAACAATGAACAAAAACCTGTATATCGTCACCATAACGAAGTTTGGAGGTAACCAACCTCCTTTAAAGGCACAAACGAGAAGAACGTGTGTGAGTTAGCAAGGTTAATATATATATAGCAATTGGAGGTGAACATATATTAAAAACTCGCTTATGCCCTTAAAGGAAGATGTCTCTTCCCTCGATTCATTCAAACAGCTTTCACCGTTCCCATTGATTCGATCCATTTCAGAAAACAAGAATTTTACGTATAGACATAGACTTTGAGCAAATATGAAATTAGATGTTGATAAGTATGTGAGTAATTACCAACGGTAAGGCATTTTAACAAAGTTACGAAAACAAACGATGTTAAAGTGTAGAATATTTTATCTTGTATATCGAATACAAAATTAATTTGTTCTGGTTTTCCGACCAGGTAAGAAAGCGTGTGTCCCTCTTACAATTACTATAGTAACACCTCTAATTCTATTCAACAAGAATTGTATACTTTTAGATATTGTTTTTTATAAAGTTAGTTTTAAATTATCAGATTGTTTATTTTAACAATAAAAAGAGCCCCTATTATAGGGACTCGACAACTTTATCATATGGTCTTAATTCATGGTACAACCTTGATTCAATAACTGTATACGCTCTTTCGTATCTTGTGCAATAACCTGTAATAAGTCTTTCCATGTCTTCTTCAGTCAGAATGTAACCTCCTTGAGATGGTAGATCATAAATGTAATGTTCGTAGATGGCTAACAAGTTATTATATTCCTCTTCCATCTCATTTTGTTTAATAGTTTCGGATTGTTTCATGTTATTAATCTCCTTTTGGTATCATGTTTTAGTTTTCTTTCGATTTATTTATAAATAGACTTATCCATTAAGGCCAAAACATCAGCGGTTTTTCTTTTAAAATCATTTAACTTCCTTATTATATAACACGAAAATTTGCAATAGTAAAATAATAATTTCTATACATACCCTTGAACCCTTGATAACTCTACATTCTTACTTTGTATCACACACTTGACAAGTTTTTTGGAATAATATAACAAACATTGATTCTATGCATCGTGTCAAATTGACACGATCGAGTAGGTCAAATTCGTAATTAGATAAAATCAGCCCAGGACATACCGACAGAACTCATATAACAACTAGAACAACAAACACCCTCGCTTTGTGCCTTTTCATCCCATTCAGAAAGTTCACAACCACATTCAATACAGTTTGTGTAAAACGGTTTCCGTTTCGTGTACATGTATCTTTTCTTTTTGTTTCCCTTTTTGATAGAGTTGATCCACTCGCGTTCCTCTTTAGCAAATTCATCCATTAACCTTTTAGGACAGTGTTTCCAATCTTTCTCTAACTCAACTGTAATTTGTCTCATTACCAGCACCCCTTATGCGTTTGAAATATACTATAGATCGTGATCTTCTTATCCCTCTGATCCATCGGTTTATGGCATACTAAACATTTGATCTGATACCCTTTTGTGAAATAACGTTTAACTCTCTTTCTACGTCCCATCATTCTACCTCCTCCGTTTCTACATCCCAATCTTCTATATCCCCATCCATGTAATGACTACTTAATAAATCCCTTACTCCAGTTGCTACAACGTCCTCTATATCAACATTACCGTTGTTTCCTACCAATCTAACAGTTACCATTACTTTCATTTCTTCTCTCATATTATCTCCTCCAGATCGCTTTCTTTTTCTCTGTCATTGTCAAGGGCTTGTCCTCATTATGGTATAACCTTCTAAACTCTCTAAACGTCTTATCCATGTCCCAGGACTCTATTTCCTCTCGATATTTCCAGCCGAGTTTACTTTCAATGTATTTCCGCATTCCTTCTACGTGCCGTTGATCGTAGTAATTCACTAGCGTACCTCTTCTATACTGATTAATTCTTTCACTCTATGAAACATGGCTAATTCCATTATTACGCCGTTCTTACTAGTATTTAACATGTTTATATCAATCATTTCACCGTCATGATCCTTGTATTTAACTTTCCATAATAAATCACTCATTAACGTAACACCTTCTTTGCAAACTCTTTGTTAACCGTGTCCATACGCTTATTTAAACTTCTTACAAGATCGCTTAAATGAAGTTTTCCTTCTCTATGTTCCTGTAGTAATGATTCCATCATGCTTAATTGACCGTACACTTTATTTTCATTCACGAATAATCCCACACTTTCGCTTTTTTGTTGTAGATCGCCACCACTAATTGAATTCCATACTTCACTTCAAATAAATGCTTTCTCAAACTGAAATCTCGTGGTATTGCCATTTTGCTTCCTTTCACATCAAAGGCCACTTTTCCGACTCCTGTTATATCGCACACCAGATCAGGCGTGTATGACTTCTTTCTAACTTTCCTTTTCCCAGCCTGGTTAACAATACTAGCGATCTCGTACCCATCTAACAGGTGATACGTTTTGTGCAACTCAATATTTGATACATGTTTCGTATTCGACATCGTGATATAAAAGTCGCGTTCTGTCATAGAATCAAACTTGTGGCCGTCATACTCTACTTTGACCGCGTTAACTTTCTTCCTGGGCTTCTTTTTGGTCTTGAACATACCTTCTATGTCATATTCTTTCTTCAGCCATTTAACGGCCGTGGCCTTAGTGCCAGCAACACCCTTTAAAGTTTCGTTTCCGTCCTCGTTTATTGTGTAATATCTATAGGACAACACGTTTTTCTTAATACACTCTCTCACCTCAAAGGTAAGAGAGCCTGTTTTATTCATCCATGTTTTGTTTACTCTCATTGTTTATAATCCCTTCAGCCTTTTCTAGTAAAATCACACCGCCAGCAACTACAGGTGTGATAACCGCCGTTGATACAACTAAGTAATAAATAAACTCACCTAATAAATATGTAATCATAACTTTTCCTCCACCCATTCTTCATTGATTCTTAATAGCTTTGTATTATCATAAATGCCGTCTAAATACCTTCTTCTTATCACATCGTTCTCGGTCATTCTTTCAACCGTCTTTCTTGTTTGCCAAACTAAATCGTTGTATTCCTTTTCTAACCTCTTGTTACTATCCTCCAGCCTTTCGACTTCTTTTTTAGAAACTACAATTCTAGCTTCTGGCCACTTTTTCATATCGCCCTTTCCTCCTCGTATATTAATATTTAAGCCCTATTACTGGCTTAGATTTTCTTCTTAATAAGAGCCCTATAAATAAAAATACTTGGACGTCTCAAGATATTTCTAGATAATGATTTTAGGATCATTTGGGACAATTCTTTCACCTCCTGTGGATTTACCACATTTGAAGAGTGTTTCTCAGTGAACGCGCGGGACTCCTTACTCGCAGGCTGAGCAGCCTGACCCTCGAACCTAGATGATAGTAGCTCTAGGGCGGCTTTCGATTCAGGACTAGCTCTCATACACGAGGTTGTTGGTCGGCGTACACACTAGAGATATCTCGAGACGTCCAAGAAATGATTCTAATATAGAAGGGGGGTCTCTTACATGAGATTATTTGTTGGTTTAGATGTAAGTTCGTTTGATATGAAAGTTTGCTTTTTAAATGGTGACGGAGAAAAACTGGATTCTTTTTCGGTCAGTAATGACCTACCAGGAGCTACTACACTCAAAGAAAAATTATTACAGTGTATTGCGGGTAAAGAGGTCGACATCCTTAAGATTGGTCTAGAATCCACCTCTGTTTACAGCTTTCATCCTTCTATGTTTCTTCACCATGATATAGATTTACAGCGTTTTGGAGCAAAAGTATTTCTCCTAAACCCAAAACAAGTCGCAAATTTTAAGAAAAGCTATTCTGACATGAATAAAACCGATGAGATTGATGCCTTTGTCATTGCTGATTACTTACGATTTGGCCGTAATCAAATGTCTATCGTAAAAGAAAGTCAGTACGTGGCACTGCAGCAATTAACAAGATCACGATACCAACTTGTCAAAATGTTAACGAAAGAAAAACAACACTTTCTTCAACACCTAAGTTTTAAATGTAATACATTTTCACAAGAGGTGGATACTTCCGTATTTGGTAGCGCCATGACAGAACTATTTCTTGAAAAATTCAGCTTAGAGGAACTCGCTAATATGCCTTTAGAAGAACTCGCTGAGTTCCTACAGGAAAAAAGTCGAAACCGTTTTGGTGATCCAAAATGCGTAGCAGCATCCATTCAAAAAGCTGTGAAAGCTTCTTATCGCTTGGATAAGGTTGTAGAAGATTCAATAGATGTCATCTTAGGTACATCCATCGCAGTCATTCGTACGTTTCAACAACAAATCAAGGAATTAGAAAAGTCTATTAAAAAAATCATGGCTGGTTTGACCCAAACACTTGAATCTATTCCTGGAGTAGGTCCTGTTTTCGCTGCCGGTATCATTGCTGAAATTGGCCAAATCGAAAGATTTGACGATGAAACAAAAATAGCCAAATACGCTGGATTATACTGGCGAAAGCACCAATCCGGTCGTTTTACAGCCGAAGATACTTCATTATCCCGTACAGGTAATCATTACTTGCGTTATTACTTAGTTGAAGCCGCCAATTCAGTAAGAAAGCATGTATCAGATTATCAAGAGTATTACGTGAAAAAATATAATGAAGTACCAAAACATCAACACAAACGTGCACTCGTTCTAACCGCAAGAAAATTTGTGCGATTGGTGGATGCGCTACTACGTAGCCACCAACTTTTTACGCCAGGAAGGTGTGTGAAAGAATGACATAAATTTTTGTCATCGCTACCTTTCATTATTTTCCAGTAAATTACATTCGTTACTGGTTTAGTTTCGTGATGCCTTTTTTAAACAAATTGACCTTTGACAACTTTAAACTTTGTTATTTCTCAGTTGACATACTACCGCAGGTCTTCATGATCTCGAATAGTTCGTTTTCTCTTATGCCGATCCATTTGTTTATTTCGTCCAGATCACGTTGCAATGATTCAAGTTTTAAATCTTTTGCACCACCTAGCTTTTTGCATTCAATTCTCCAATGCGAATTATCTTTCATAGCATACAAGTCTCTTAAAGTTCCTATATGCTGTTCTTTAAGTCCTGGTTTCATTTATAACAACCCCTTTTTATCATTTCATTAACAATAAGTTTATTCCATTTTCCATAATTGTTTAATAGATATGGATTTATAGCCGTTGAACAATCGTTAAATTTAATCTTTCCGTACTGCAGCAAAGATTCAATAACAATTACGAGCGACATAACTCTATCGTTCTTAGCTTCCATATACATTTCTTTTACCGTCATTACTTTTCGACCTCTATAAACCTATTTGTCGGCCCGTGGAAAATCATATTGTATGTACCTGGCTGTGATTGTCTTGCTTTAGCAACTATTATTTCAACGTCCTGGAATTCTTTCTTTCGCGCTTCTGGATCATAATAGTCTTCTCTATGCGGGAATATAATTACGTCGGCCACCTGTTCAATTTCACCCGTTTCACGAATGTCAGACATTGCGGGCCTTTTGTCTTCCCTGTTTGTATTGCCACGGTTTAACTGTACTAATAGAATGATAGGTACTTTTAAACGCACGGCCAACTCTTTTAACTCCCGTACAATGTGGGCAAACCGTGTTTTATCTTCATTCATGCCCTCGCCTTCCACTTTAACGTGTGATATGTGGTCAATCATGAATACGCATTTCTTAGTAGGATTTTCTTTTACTGTCTTTCTGATCTCGGCTTTGATCAATCGCAAATCTTTTTCCTCGCTGATCTCTAAAGGCATAGAACTTAATTCACCTACAGCAATTGTATACTTTGCATAAGATTCTCCAGGTTTACCCGTTCGCTTATCAAGTATAGGGAAAAACTTGTTAGGGTTTCGCATTGATCCGACAGGAAGGTGTGATTGTCCAGCGATCCAACGATCAATACACTGGAATCCTGGCATTTCACAACTAAAGTATTTGCCGTGGTACTCGTTTTCTAAATCCCTTGACGCTCCATTTCTCATGCTATCAAGTGTTAGGGCCGTTTTACCCATACCAGGACGACCACCAACAATGATAAGATCGCCGTCTTGCCATCCGTCTGTAAAGTTGTTCATTCCGTCCCAGCCAGTATCTACACCACTGATCCCTTCGCTTTTCATATTAGCGTGTGTATTAACCCTGTTGGAAAGCATATCCTGGAAAGTTTCTCTGTTCACAACCTTTTCTTCACTAATCTTTGTAACGTTGTTTAAGAGCGTTTCTGACGCGTGTGAACTGTTCCTATCTTCAGTGGCCTTCAAAAACTCCGACGCGTGTTTTCTCATTTCCTCTACTTCGATAAAATCAAACATTTTCTTTTCATAGAAACTAAAGTTTGACTTGTTCGATCCGTATGACATAACACTCATTAAATGATCCATGTCAAGTTGACTATGATCAATAATCATTTTTGGGCTTACATCTATTTCTTTATCAGACAATTTACAGATAGTTTCGAATAATTCTCTATTCTTCGCTGATAAAAAGTGTTTTTTTGAAAGCCTACATTCATCTATCAATGTATTATCTTCAATCATTGCTTCCAGTACGCTTATTTCCATTTCTGTATGGTTGTTGTATTTCGCTAATGCATTATTACTAATTGTTGTCATCTCCTTTCTAATAGATCGCTAGACGCCTTTAAAAGCGTCTTTCGTTTCTATAGTTACAAGCGTCTACATCTGTATTGATCCTTGTAATGTCTAGCACCAGGCCGACAAATAAGAAATTCAATGTAAACATTTTAGCTAAACCTGTAGCCCATTGACCTACATAAAACTTATGTGCTCCAAACGTTCCGAATAATGCCCATAAAATCCACGCTGTACTTTTCTTTTTCATAATTCGTTACCTCCAGTTGTTTATATATATCAATACTTATTGTTAAATAGCATATATATACATGTCAACCGAACTTTAAAATTACCGATATTTCAGTTTTATTTAATAGCTTCAATTCTACAGTTATAACTCACTCCAATAAGATGCTTCTTTCCCTCTTTTCCCGCGCTCCTGTGGAGTTAAAATTGGTGTAGTAATAGCTTCTTCAATAGACCATTTCGAACGTTTAATTCTAGCTTTTGCCGTTCTATAACTTATCCCATTTAATGACGCTATTTTAGCTTGCTGATCTGTCAATATTTTGTTTTGGTTTTTTGGATTAACTTGTGTCGCCAATTTTAACGATTGATACCTATCAAAAGGCGGCTTGCTTATTGCATCAATCAACCTCCACTTTCCTTTAATCCTTTTTACATAAGTGGCATAAGAAATACCATTTTTCAAAGCTATTTCTTTTACATTTTTCCATCCAGTTGCGTTATAACTCGGTGGTTTAGTCATTGCAACTTCCTTTCCCCATCCAAGTTTTCTAACCCTACAAGTTAACAAATCGCGACTAATACCATTCTTTTCAGCTTCTTCATATTCATCCGGTGTAATATAAAAATCATACGGTGACTTCACAAACAACTCCCCCTTTGTTTAATAAAACAGGATTTATAAGTATGTAATACAGTAACTCATGATGTACACAACCAGGAAACTAAACGCCATCATACCAGATCCAATTATGAGCGCTTCTTTTAACTCACTATTCATCATTGTCAATAACCTCCTGTATGTCTATCATTTTTGAATAATCGCACGCGATCGTGTCGCACTCCAAATGTATTTCATTATCACTATGCATCAAGAATAAATGGCCTTTACAGCTAGGGCATATCAATGAAGTTGATAACCACATTACTTTTCACCCTCTTTTTCTACTGGACTTCCATGATAGAAACATTCACTTTCACACTCTGGGCATTCTATGAAAGTATCAAACATACCGCCTAATTCTTTATGACCACATGACTCACATTCCCACGGTAAATACATATCAGTAACCCTCCATTCGTTTTAAACAAGTTTCTGGGCTTGTTCTCATTGTGTTTTCATCAAGTCGCCACTCTACCATGTTTATAACTCGGCACGGCCCCGTTACATAATTCTGGATTGTTTGAAAGCGTCTTATAACAGTACCTTCCTTTTGATCATAAATGTTTCGCACTTTATCACCGTTGTTAAACTTGAATTTATTAAACATTCGCCGTCACCTCCAGATCACAACCCATACATAGCGGGCCATCTTCGTATGATTCACAACCGCACTTTGTACATTCTTGCGGTGTACCTCTATAGGTTACGATAGAATATTTTAACTCTCTTTCATCTGGATCTAATACGTCTATTTCTTTGCACCAGTCAATGTAATCAAATACGGCATCTACTTTCAACAACTCTCCAGACGGGCCGTTCATAGGGTAATACATACATCTACCTGTTTTCATGTCGATCTGTTTAACAAATGCCTTTTGTGGCAAATGCAATACAACCGTTCTAACACCTTTGATCGTTTCATCCGTCTTGACCTCATAACCTTTTTCAAAATAAATCATAGCGTTATCTATATATGTGTTGTTGTGCACAATATCATTATTATCAAAAGTGAATACAACTTCTTTTTCACTGTTAATTTCTTGTTTAAACATTAGTTTCCCCTCCAGTAATTGTTTAATAGTTTTGGATAACAGCTTTTCTTCGTCCATAACTGTTACAACCTTTGATGGCCGTGTCCCTTTGACACTTATTACTTTACAACTATTTTTATATTTTGTAAAGATTTATTTATAAATTGTTTAATAGAATAGGATAATATTATTCTCCTTTCCAATTTCTCATGTAGTCAACAGCTTCTTCAAAGTCTTTCGATAAGATGTCTTTATAACTAGAAACCCCGTAACGATCTTTTAAACGTCTGTGAGCCTTAGAGAATAGTTGTCTTTTAGTGAAGCGACCGTGATTAGTTCCGTTGTTCCAGCAATAGCGCACACTCGCTTCTACAATGTTTTGCATGATCCGTTGTTGTTGACTGTCGATAGTCATTTTATTAATAAACTCTTTCTGAATATCTCCGAAACCTTCTTTAGTGAATGTTTCCAGGTTTTCAACCTTTTCTTTTAATTCCATCGTACCTTCTAACAATAATTGTTGTATTTGATCCAGCGCCGTTTTAGGTTGCGTCTGTTGCTGATCTTTAATGTGTTGTTCCATGCGGTTAAACTCTTCTATATACATCATTTTAAATTTAAGTGCCTTTGTTCCCGTAAAGCCCATTGCTAATAAAGTTAATCCGTCTTTTGATAGGTTGTATTTCACTTGTTGCCTATTGCTATTGTCAGTATATTGGATCGGCTCAAAAAAGGTAATACCTTTATTTCCCATTTCATTCATTAAAGTGTAAATGCTTCTCAATACATTTTTGTGTTGCTTTCCGAATACTTCAGCCACCGTTAAACTATCTGTTACAACCTCATTGTTATTGTTTACGAATACTAATTCTGTGTTTGTCATAATAAAATCTCTCCATTCATTGTTTAGTTTTTGTTTAATAGTTTTGGATAAAATAACGCTTTTGTTTAGTTCTGTTCCCAAATTCTTCTGATATTGTTAATAACAATGACTTCTTTTTTACGACTATGCCAATTAGTCAAACTAATCGCCTTATACTTATTTACAGCTTCTACAATCGACTCTTCGTAATCCCAAACATATTGGTATTCAGGAGCTTCTTCTGTGTGAAATTCTATGGTTACTTTTTTCATCGTTTACACCGTCCTTAGTTAGATTTTCGAAGATACTTAGTTAGGAAGCTTCCGCTAAACCCTTCTAAGAAAACGAGACTTTGTTTATACTTGCCTTTGCCCGTTATAAATTCATCGGTTTTACATGTCCAAACCTGACCGTTGTAATGATTAGCTTCATCGCATGTATGCATAATAACTTCGTCATCTTTTTTAAACATTTCTCATTCCCCTTTTCTCTACAAAATTCAAATTTTAGAAAGGTAATACAATATCTTCAGATTTAGGGCGTTCTTTTTTAACTTCATCCATACGTCTGTATTCAAGGTATCTCTCATCATTCAGAAACCCTTCTGGATACTTAATGTACTTTGGGTCTGTACCTTTTGTTAAACACTCTTTAGCGTACTGTATGACACCGTAAAGTATAACGTCATGATTATGTTGTTTATTCTCTACAGCATTTTTATATATTGTATAACATTTAGGTTTGTTTCTCTTTTTAGGATAGTATTTCCATACTTCTTCAAACTCTGGAGAATATACTATTTTGTTATTCTTCTTCGGAACTTCTACAGCGTCAGCGACCTTCTTTGTTGTAGTCTCTGGTATTCTCTGTGTAGTCTCTGGTATTGTTAGTGTCATATTGACCTGTTGCATTGATTCATTTTGATGCTTTGGATCGGGCCATTCTGACACGTTGCATTGATTCATTTTGACACTTTCCATTGATTCATTTTGACACGATGCATAGGTTAAACGTTCGTAGTCGATCGAATACCATTTTGTGCGATCAAAACCCTTTTTATTATAGTTGCCTGTCAATAAGTAACCTTCCTTTTCTAGCTTATTAAACATTCTTTTCATAGTACTTAATGACCACCAGGAAAACTGATCATTCCATTTCTCGGCTGTATTATAAACCCACACACGGCCGTCATAATTGTGATTACTTTTTTCTAGCCAATAGTGTATTTGTTGCAACACTATAGCTTCATTTAAACCGATTTGTTTTGCTAATGCTGGTTTAAAGATCATTGTATCGGTTGAACTTAATAAGTTTGTTTGCATCGTTGTTGCGCCCTCCATTAAATAGGTTTAACAGTTTTATAGATTTTATAACCTTCTCTTTTCTTGCTGTTCTTACCTTTGTTGTTACCTTTGACGAATGTTAAATAACCATCTTTGTTTAGTCTAACTAACATTTTTCTTATACCAGATTCCGAGATAGTTTCATTGCATTCTTCAGCTATTATTTCCACCAATTCAGATTCATGTAAATCTATCGTTTCCGATCCGAACAACCTAACTAACATGTTATGAACATATTTCAGTTTGATTCCATCATTTATTAAATAATCATGTTCAATAAATTTGTCTGGTTCGTGATATTCTTTGTTAATCTCAAACACTGGCTTGATCCTCTTTGCTCCATTACCTTTGTAAAACTTTCCGTAACCATACATTTCTAATGATCTAATTGTATTCAGTAAATGCAACCTGTTCTTCATGAATCCATTTTCTACTTCTGGGAACATTTCGCCGTATACTACTTCTATCTTTCTACTATCTTGTTTAATTGCGATCTCCTGGAATCTTTGTAATAAAATAGCTGTACTAATGTTATATGTTTCGTTTGCTACTTCTGTACTAAACCATAATTTGTTGTTATTCATAATTACTTATCTCCTTTGTATTTGTATCTAATTTGCTTCCCGTTGCCTTTGCCTACTCCAGTGCGTTCATTATCCCTTCTTCTTTCAAGGATTCCTTTCCTTACCATTCCATTTAACATAACGTTTCCAGTGTCTTTGTTGAAAATTCCAGATGTTTCATACATGAATTTGTTTGTTGCCCAACCGCCGTGATCCTCCAGAATTGTGCGGGCCAAAAACATTTTTGGATTAAATCGTTTATCACCAGGTTTAATATAGAAATATTGATCGGCTGTTTTAACCTTCTTTTTAAGCTGTACAATTTGAGTGTTACCGCGTTTCTTTGTCTCCAGGTAACCAAAACTTACTAACTCCCTAAACGCTTCTTTCATAGTTTCATAAGATAGCTGTAATTCTTCGATAGCTTCATCAATATCAAATGTAACGACTTTATTTTCTTCTAAGAATGAAATGTCATTCACATACTCCAGGATAACCGCTGGTGTCATTCCGAGTTTATTCGCATGTTCAATGTTGAAATGAATAATTTTGTTCATCATTATTATCTCCCCTTGTTTAATAGAATTAGATTTTTTTCATTAATGCTTCAAAATACATATTCTCTTTAAACGCTATCGCATCCCTGTAAGGCCTTCTTAAACTCCCTGGTTCTTGTCGTGTGCATGATTTCGGCCTTTCTTCATCATCTACTTCTACAACCATATAGATCGGCTCCACAAAGTCATAACCACGGTTTAACAGTTCGTCAGTTTGGTCAATCAAAGTAAATAGATTGTATGACTTCTTTGCAAATGGTTTGTTCTTGTCACTTTCCTTACCAAAAGAGAAGTTATTTCTTAAACGTTTACGAGTGATTACCTTCATATGTTTTAAATGCATTTGTTTATGCTCCTTGTTCTTCTAGAATCTTTTTAGCTTGTTCTAATAAACTTGGATCGTTAGTGTAACTTGTCCAACCTACAATACGTTTTGCAAGTGATCCATCAATTGCTTTTACATCACAATCTTTCTTTTTAGCTAGTGCGAATTTTTTTGCCGTTACAATCTTTTTCAACTTCTCAACATCTTGGTTACGTGATCCCTGGTTACTCTTTTCAGTTATTGTTTTTGGGCCACCTTCAGCACCTTCTGGAATATCTTCACCAGCATATACATATAACCCCAGGCCGTGTAACGCTATCGCCTTTACTAAACAACGTTTCTGATTTTTGTTTATTTCAAACGCGTTTGGATTTGCTATAGGCTTGTTTCTATGATCCAGCACGGGTAACATTTCCGTTTCTGTGTGACCGTGGATCGTTACCGATACTTGAACAAAGAAACCGTGTGGTGTTTTTAAGTAAGGCACTTGTACATCATGGTTACCCTCATAAGGGAAGTAGTGAACATGCTGTTTTGCTACAGGATCAATTTTCTTCGTTTCAGCCCAGGCCCAGGCCCATGACAGATAAGATAAACCATTCTTTTGATCCAATTTATCATTTACATTTACCCCAAACATTCGTTTGAAATAGTTTACTTCTTCTGTAGTAACCTCTATTTGATCTGGTGCAACTTCATTTTTCTTTTCTGTCATTTTTCTTTTCCTCCTGTTTGATCTTTTTGTTCATGTGATGAACACAACCCATAAGCCATTTTATTTCCTTCTTAATATGGTATCTCAAAAATTTAGCGTTTCCAGTTTTCAATTTTGGTAGAGAAGATATTTCTTTTAGTGCATCCATGCATTGTTGTCGATCTTCTTTTAATGATTCTAAATACGTCATACTATCACCCCTTATTTAATTGATAATGATTTCGTTCTATGAGTTGTTACGCCCTCTACAATGATTCCTTTTTGTATGGCTTTTAATAGATCGGCTTTTACTAACGATGGTTTACCAGGCTTGTAATACATTTCTGGAATATGTTTTTCTGAATGCACCAGCAATGATTCTTTGTTTGTTCTAATGCTGATTGTCATTAAATCGGTTTCAATCTTTTTGTTGTCAGTTGCTTCCATGCTATCAAGTAAGTATTGCTTTAATCGTTCAACTGATTTTTCTGTACGTTTGCGACGTTCTGCCAGGCGTGTTTCTTCAGCTTTAATTGTTTCGCACATTGTTTCTAAATTTTTAACTACATGCACGATCCCCAGGGCCTTTTGCTCAATCGCTTCGTCAATCGCTTCTAAAGTATCTGTAAACATTTCCTGGTTATCTTCTGTAATGTATTGCTGGATTTCTAAAAACTTCCCTGTTAATGAATATAATGATGTTGTCATAATTATCTCTCCTTAGAATGGAATGTATTTGTTTGGTTTTCCAGTTACCGTTGCTAGTACCATGTGTAACTCAATATCTCTTACTAATGATGGTTTATCTAATTTGTTCAATCTTTCAATCGCTTCTAGTAATTGCCTTTCAGCTAGATCAAGGCGCGCTTGCATTGCTTGTTTTTCAAAATCCATTACCATTCACCCCACATGGCTTTTTGGTAGTTTTTAGACGACCTAACAAAAACCCTTTGATCCGCGTCTTTCAAAACTACTTCCCCGTGATCACTGTTTATACCGCCTACAGCATCGACAAACCATGTTATTGTACCTTTTCTATATTCGACCTCCAGGTGATCACATACAACATCCCACGCTTCTTGCAATGTAGGTGTTTTATGAATTTCTACTACCTTTTCAATAACTTGTGGCCCTTTAGTGAAATGACGTTTCTTTTTAGACATATTTCGCTTCCTCCAATTTTGATAGTTTGATAAACTTCTTAATCTCCCTGTTGATTTCTTGCTCAACGTCTAGCCAATAAAGAAGTTCTTCAGCTGATTCTTTCAATGCTACAGGATTAGTATTTTCATATCGTTTAGCTTGCTTTTGTATTAATTGTTGATTTGCTATTACTTCGCTTTTTTGCTTTTTCAGTTGTGATAACTTCTGTGTTACCTCTAAAATGTTCATGATTTTCTCCCCTTTTGTTTAATAGATCGGGATTTTCTTTTAAAAATCTTACAATTGGATCAAAGAAACTTTGTAAATGCTTATCATTCATTCGCAAATTATCAGACTTCATATATCAGACCTCGCAACGTGCCTGATAGGTTTCTCGTACCAATTTTATGTAATCGGATTCCTTACCAAAATAAAGATTAATAGGATCAATGCAATAAATTTCAGCTAACTTTGTAGCCGTTTCCATTTTGATCTTACTAGTGTCCTTTTCCAGTCTTTGCAACGTTGGATAGCTGATCCCCACCTTTTTTGCCACCTCTTCTAAAGATAGGTTCATGCGCTTTCTTGCTAATCTGAAAGTTAATTCCATCATATTTCGTTCACTCTCTCTCTATTAAATTATTATGTAAAGAACGAAATATTTGAATGCTTCATTTATTACGTTCTCTCTTACAAAACTTATGTTATCATTTCTTATTTATAAAAGCAACACTTTTTGTCCCGTTTTATTAAACTTTTTTCATAAATTATTAAACTTTTTTAATGAAAAGTATTGATTTTCAAATCGCTTCTATTATATACTGAATGGGCAAGATAAATAACTTTACTGGAGGAAAAACGAAATGCCTAGAAACTTTAAAACAGAAAAAGAAAGACAAATGGCCTTAAAACAATCCGAAAATATTAAACGTTTGATGGAGAAAAAGGGATTCCGCCAGGTGGATATGGTTAATGCAACTGGAATTGCACGATCTACAATGTCAACTTACATCAATGCTAAAAGCGTTATACCAATGGTAGCACTTCAAAAAATCGCGGACGCTTTAGGAGTTACTAAGGCGCAAATAGTTGATCTTGATAGCTCGGAATCTGTTTCGGTTATGGGTGTCAAGAAACTACCAATTTATAATAATATCAAAAGTGAGTATGGAGAAATTGAATTGAACGATCCTTCTGGTTACTTAGATACACCTTTTTCATGGATCGGAAATAATGATCATTTCTATTATGAAGTTCAAGATGATAGCATGTTTGGAATAACAGCGGGATCAAAGGCGCTCGTACACCGTCAGTCAGTTGTAGAAAATGGAGACATGGCCTTGATCGCCGTAAATAATGAAATATTGATCAGACGCGTTTATAAAGATAAGAATGAAATTACGCTTGATGCATTGTTGAGAAAACAAACTATTGATGAAAGAGAAACTTTATTCTCTGTTATCGGAAAAGTAACAAAGGTTATAGGTGAATACTAATGAAGTGCGCAATATATAGAAGAGTTTCTACAGATGAACAAGCGGAAAAAGGATTCTCATTAGAAAATCAATTATTAAGACTACAGGCCTTTGCCGAGTCCCAGGGTTGGGAAGTTATCGCCGACTACATGGACGATGGTTACAGTGGTAAAAACATGAACAGGCCACAAATAAAACGAATGTTACATGATCTAAAGTTAAATAAATTTGACATAGTTCTGGTTTATAGATTGGATCGCTTCACTAGATCAGTAAAAGACCTAAACGATCTATTAGAAGTATTCAAAGAAAATGAAGTTGATTTTAAAAGTGCTACAGAATCAATCGACACTTCAACCGCAACTGGCCGTATGATTCTAAATATGATGGTTTCTACAGCACAATGGGAACGTGAAACGATCTCGGAACGTGTCAAAGATGTTGTTAGGAAAAAGAAAGACCTGGGCCTTATCTCTACAGGTTACCCACCATATGGATATGCTATGAATGACGGTGTAATATCACAAGTACCGCATGAAGTTGAAATTGTGAAGTTTGTATTTGAAAAAGCTAAAGTATATGGTTTCCAAAAAATTTCTAAATTATTAAATGAACAAGGCCTGGTAACTCGTAACGGAACAAAATGGTTAATATCTACAGCGTCCAGGATCGCCCACAATCCATTTTATAGTGGTGAAATGCGTTACAAACGTGACGGAGAAACAAGCACTGTGCCAATCAATGTAGAAGGTTATGAGCCTGTTATTACTAAAGAAGAACATAAGGAAGTTTTAAAAGCGATCAAAAAGAGAAATAGAAACCAAACTAGGGCAAAATCAAATGAAGTATATCCATTCAGTGGAATTGTTCTTTGTCCAGAATGCGGTCATCCTATGAAAGGTACGCGGGTTTCATCACGTGGTTATTACTACAAATATTATAGATGTGATCGCGCGTCAGATCATTTTTGTAACGGTAAATTAATAAGATACGAAAAATTAGACAAGGCATTTGCTGAATATATTCATGACGCTTTCCAAATTGATCGTATAGAGATAAAAGAAGAAACTAACACTAAAGATATACAAAGAGAAATAAAACGATGTAAAAGTAAAATAGAACGTTTGAAGGATTTATATGTTGACGGCGATATATCAAAGAAGAAATATAAAAATGATGTAGGCGAATTAAACGAAAAAATATATGATTTAGAACAAAAGTTACTATCAGCAGAAAACAAAATATCTCATGACCATATACGCGAGAATTTAAAAAGATTAAGTGAATTCTGGGGACTTATAGACGACAATACAAAAATGGAATCAATAAGAGGTGTATTCGATACCATTACAGTAGAGATACAAGGGAACGACGTTGTTA